CGCAAATTTTCGCAGTTCGTGTAGAGATGGCAGTTTATCTGTCATTTCTTGACGAACACTACGGGTACGCGAAGCTTGTAAGGCCAGCACTAGAGCCGGATTGACTCTAAAGAGCTGCCCTACAAAGTGACACGTGACTCGATCAGATGCAGCCGAAAGATCGACTGTTATGAGCGAGCCATCTAGCGACCCGGATCGACAAAGGTCCTGGTTAAGAGTTTGATCACGAAAGCGAACAAACTTACTTATCCAAGTAACCCTAGTTCGATCGCAAAAGTAGTGCCAGATGTTTTGCTGGCACCACTGATGCTCACGAGGCTCACAGGCGATAAGCCGTGGCTTCGTAATGGTCTTTGGAACATCTACGAGTTTCGACGAGGGCTCATTTGAGCTTATCGTCAAAGATTCATAGGTGCTTCCAATAGGTACGTGTCTACTCCAAGCCGCGTAATTGTGGAAACCACAACATGCGATTGGGAACGCGTTGTCTAGACGGTTCGACCAATTGACCCAACTATACTTGTTGAGTCCCTTGGATACCGAGCCATCAGACACTGCTCCAGGACCGTGCCTAAACCTCCATTCTTCGAACCGATAAGGTCCGAGAGTGCAGGTCAGAAGTCTCGACACAGCGTCGAGATTCCTGAGGAGGATGGACAAATTACGGGACATATCGTCCCCAAACTCGCCGTCTACGATTCGCTGTCGGTACCGTTTCGAGGATGAAAATCCTCGATACGTCCTGACAGCCTCCGCATTCGGCGAGTCGGAATTCCAAAACCCATCCGGGCTTGGAAGTCCATTGTCCACCGTAAAGAACTGCTCAACTTCTGCGAGCAGCGCTCGACGGCTACATGCCAGAGCAGCTTTCTTACCAACATAATACAGTTGGCGAAGAAAGTAAACAGCTTCAACATCGTAGTCCTCCTTAAGGCTTCCAGTCTCGTGAAAAACGAGTAAGTGGAGTCCCCGAAATAATTTCGGGATCACCACCCTGTTAGAGTACCGCTTGGATAGCGGTAACCCCGACAGCTTGTACTCGCCGTTAGCCAAGCACCGATCAAGGTGTTTGCCTAACTTCGGGAGGTCCACAACTAATGCGTGGATACCTCTCGACTCAACGAGACGCAGGAGGCGCTCACGATCTCTCGCAAACTCCTTCTGCTGGGCCGGGTAAGCGTCGGCAGCATCTTCAAGAAGATGTACCAACACTTGCTCTAACTCCCGCGCGTGACATTTAGTCATGGTGTACACTCCGTAAAAGGAGGGTCCACGAATGACCCACGCGGCTCACGGTAGTACACACCAGGTACAGTTGCTCATAGTCAACAACGAGTCGACTATGATTGCCACTGCATCAGGTCGTCCAGATTTTCGTTCGAGGTTGCAATGGCCCAATCGGCCAATGCGTCCATGAACTCGACGTCCAAGTCACTGGGCAATTGCTCAATGACGAAGTACGCCTTTCTCTGGTACTCAGCGACCTCTCCGGACTCGAAGATGGTCTCCACAATTTCGACATTGTGGCGGTCATACGACGGCCGGTCAGCCCTTGCTGTGGTACGGCTATGCCGCACCATAACACGGACCTCATGGGTCGCATCCCTGAAACGGTACTCACTCGAGTACCCATCCTGGTTCACTTTCGCGCACACGATGTTTCCACCGCTGTGCGGTACAGTGAACGTTGTACCTCCGAGAGCCATAGGAGTTTATCTCCTTCCTCGCCTATCGCCGTGTTTCCTATAACACGACTAGGCAAGTGCCCTTGTACACTCCGAAAGGTTATAGGCCCTATCTCCCCATTTCGGGAACGATAGCACCTTTTCCCCACAGAGCGGACAAGGCTAAGAGGATCGTCCACTGCCGTTGTTCTACGAACGGCAAGGTGGTAACCGCAAGAGGACTAACAGAGACAATAGGATATCTCTGTTTCCGGACGCAGGATTCGTTAGGATCACCACAGACGGTAATCCACGGCGAAGTTCCTACACTGTCAATGCTATACCGCGATCTAGAAGACGTGGTACGCATTATACAGATCCGGCTGGACTCAATCGGGACAGTGTTGTTGCCGGCACTAATAGTGTCGCCAACGGTACTGAACCAATCGATGAACCACGACCAGGGTAACAACTCCCAGGCCGTGTTTAGGGATTCGTACGTTGTACACCCTAAAACGAGGCGTCGCGCTAAAGTACGCAACTCCTCGTTATCACTGGGTAGTACAGCGTCAGGTGCCAGTATCCACTGGCAACTGCCCCACACCTTCTCGGTGTAGGTAGTATCCCTTGTTCCATAGACGAAGCAGCCATTAGAATGTAAACACATTCTACTACTGGCTAACCTCGTACTATCGTAGTCCAGACTAGCCATCCTCTTGAGGGGCTTCCCGGTGCGCAAGCGCTCCAACCAACGGATTCGATGAGAAACCGCTGACTGGAATTCGCAAAGCGCCTCGATACTC